CCGATTGGGTACATAATTTCGGCACTTGGTTATCAGGCGGTGAAGATAAAGAATCATGGCTTCACAAATTTTGTATTTGGGTTGAGTCTAAACGTACTCGTACAATCAAAGTAAAGATTGATCGTTGGGATACATGGTCAATGGATCATACCTTGGCTCACATTGTTTTACCTATGTTGAAACAACTAAATGAAACCAAACACGGTTCTCCTTTTGTTGATGATGAAGATGTACCAGAAGAATTGCGTTCTACCAATGCAGAACCAAAAGAGAATGAGTACGACACCGACAGTAATCACTTCAAGCGTTGGGATTGGGTCATGGGAGAAATGATCTTTGCCTTTGAATGTAAACTTGATGACTCATGGGAAGATGCGTTTCGTTCAGGTGAAATGGATCTCAAATGGGTTCCTACTCAGTTTGATGATAATGGTAAACCAAAAATGTACAGTATGGAAGATGGACCAAATCATACCTATGAGTGTGACTATGAAGGTATGAAGGTTGTACAGAAACGTATTTCAAATGGTTTTCGTTTGTTTGGTAAATATTACGAAGGACTTTGGGACTAATCATGGGAATGCTCTACGAATATGAATTTAATGATGAACCGACATTCAAAGTTGGTGAACGTGTGTTTGTTAAACCACTAGGTGTTGAAGCTACTGTAATTTGTCAGATTAGAAGTTATGATGGTGATGAATGTTTTTGGGGTAATGTTGAATTACAATATGATGATGGTGGGAAAGGTGTCTCACACTCTTGGCAATTAGAGAAACGATAATGGCAATATCAACTGGTTCTTCTGGTATGAATACTCTAGGTACTTCAATAGTAAATCCAATGTACACGGATAATAATATTAGAGAAGTAGCAATCAAAGGTGAATGTTTTTCTGTTTCTAAGTCTTTTGGTTTAGGTATGATTAATGATGATGTAATAACACCAGATGAAATCAAACGAATGTTGATTAGAGACCTTCTTGAAAAGATGTTGGATAGTAATTTCATTGAGTTTACTAAATTACAAGATTATGAAAAAATAACTTTTCGTGCTAGAGTATTTGTAGTACCTGATTCACTAGTTAGACTTCTTAGATTGGAAGGAGTAATTGAATGAGCGATGAAGATCAAAAAGAGTACGTTTCAAAACGTCTACATAATACACAGAAGCACATTGATAGACAGCTTCGTATTGCAAAAACATCCGATCTTGATGTTTCACAACCACATAGATATGCCAAGATGCACGCATTAAATTGTGGTGATCCTAGATGTATTATGTGTGCAAATCCTCGTAAAGTATGGGGTGAAAAGACAATGCAAGAAAGAAAGTTTGAACAGACTGCTAAATGGATAGAGGATGATAGAGATGAATGAAGATCAACCACATAGGGAAAAGTATTGGTGGGAACATTACCCATTACATAAGTGGTGGTGTAACGATGCTTGTCCATTAGTACCACGATTTACATATCGTAAAGGTGATCAATACAATACCAATAATTGGACTTTGCATTGGTTGATAATTACTATTTGGACAATGGATCATTTCTCTTTTGGTATTGATGCTGAGATTGGCCCTCATGATGGTGCATATGTTGGTTTTATTTTACCTTATTTGAGAGTGACAATCGGCATCAGACATACCTATTATCAATGGCAATGGAAACTATCACAGTTGCTTAGTAGGAAACCAAAAGGCACAGGATTCCCTGATGATTAGTATAATACATTACATTTCTGCCATTAGGCGCTTGAAAGAGTCTGAAAAAACTGTTATGATGATGGGAGGCGAGAGTGAATGTCAACCTATGATACTGGCACAAAGGGATTATATAAAAATGGAAGTTGGATATTATAAATCCAAAGCTTTATTTTGGTCAATTATACTAGCAATACTTCCAGTTATTCTTATTCCTTTTACACCAAACATATATGGTTTCGTAACGAACATTATAATGTCTAGCGGCATCAAGTAAACTTTCAAATATTTTTCCATTTGGATCAGATACTTTTTTTGCGTTTGGATTTTTAGATGCACTCAAACCATAACAAGGATTATTTTTACCTTTAGTTTTTTCACTTTGATTTTTCTTCCTTTCATATGCAAATTCCCAATGTGAGGTAACTATCTCAGAAAGTTTTTTTCTAACTTCAGTTTTACAAGCTGGATTATTATCACCTCTCAAATTTTCTTTAAATTTTTGAGTTCTAATTGCACCAGCACCACCTTCACCACCATCAGTTTTGTTTCTAAGAATACCAGTATTAATATCTTTACGTCCATACCAACGAATCATCCTACGTTCCAAAGCAAAAGCACCAAGTTCGGTAAGATTGGATTCAATTATGATTATTTTTGATTTGTCTTTAGGTGGTTGTATTTCTTTTTTGAAATGTTTCCATGCTCTATTTTCTTTACCTTTACCAATATAGTAAGGTGTACCATCTCCTCTAAGATAGGCATAAATGTAGAAAATATTTGAATATATACTTGACATGGCTGTGTCCTTGTGTTAAAATTTGACATAGAGTAGGTGGGATTGTGGTGATCCGTGACCTACACTTTTATTTATATAATTTTAAGGGGTTAAAAATGTTATTAGTCGAAGTTGAAAGTGTTGAACGTAATTGCAAAGTGTTGATTAACATGGATTTGGTTGTTGAAGTTGTGCCTTTGATGGCTGGTGGAACAACTCTATTCTTTGCTGATTCGGCTGCCGTAAATGGTAAGACTGCATATCAAGTCAAAGATTCTTTCCCTCAATTCCAACAATTTGCCATGCAGACTGTTACTGCTGATGATGTTGCAAAGAAAGTTAAATCATTGAAAGTTGCTGCAGGATTGGAGATTCCTAAACTATGAAGTTTACCCTAATTGCTGAAGATGAACCTTGGTTCACTAGTGGTACTGGTACAAATGCCACAACCAAAAGAACAGTTGAATTTAGAGCTGAATCATTGACTGATATCATTACTGAATTTGATTTGTTCCTAAAAGGTTCAGGTTACATTTTTGATCATCTAGAGGTTCATGATGATAATGAAGATGATGAATTTTGTGAATCAGAAACACAAGAAGATTTAGTGTTTGATGAAGAAACTGCTGGACCTGTTTTACATCCTTATGCAAAAGTGAAAGTTATTTAATCATCGACATAACACATCCTATGGTGTGTTATGTCTCTTTTATGATATATTATGAATTGTCAGAATTCTTATTTTTATAAATAAGTTTATATGAATACTGACGGAATGTAAAATGAAAAAAACAATGCCTCAAATGGCAAGAACTGGTAAAAATGGCCATGGAAATCCAAGACCAAAAGTTATTTGTTTGGATTGTAAACAATCATTGGCACAGAAATTCTTTTCCTATAAAGTTAAAGAAGATCCTTCCCAAGGCATAAGAGAAAGATGTAAATCTTGTTCAGCTTTAAGAGCAAAAAAAGAAAGTGATAGAAGAAAGAATGATTGGAAATATCAACCAACTAAACATATGTTAAATAATTCTAAACAGAGAGCTAAAGAATCAGGAAAAGAACATACATTAACAATAAATGATATTGTTATTCCTGATTTTTGTCCTGTTTTAGGAATAAAGTTGGAAACCGGAGACCGAAAAAACCATTTTAATGCACCAAGTATTGATAGAATAGATAATACTAAAGGTTACATTAAAGATAATATAGTGGTTGTTTCAACAAGAGCAAATCTTCTTAAAAAAGATGCTACTATAAAAGAACTTATTATGATTAGTGAATTTTATAAAAAATATGGAGATTAAAAATTAATATTTTCTATCTTGATCCTATACCAACCGTATGTGCAAAATATCATGTGGATCGTCATGTAACGAAAATGGTACTTGAATATGCTCAACTTCTTTCTACTGCTCACCGGTACCTTGATGGTACTCCCAATGATATACGTTCAACTACAACTGGTAGAAAGCAAGTTCGCTATATCCTTTCTGATAGTCGTAATGATTTGCTTTATAGTGCCACTCATATCAATCACCCGTCAGCTGTTTGGGTCAGGCAGTCTGTTAGGAACTATATGTGGTTATCAAATCTTCTGGTAGAATTATGTAAAGAATATACCTATCGTTATGGTAAAGTGCATAAGACTGAACGTGATGGTTTGGTGAAATTCTTACATGATGTAATACCAGATAATATTCCACTTACCACATTCACCGAACCTACACCAGCCATGCCTGATGAGGTAAAAGTGGCAAACGATTCACTGAAGTCATACAGAAATTACTATATAAGTAATAAACAACATCTAGCCTCATGGCAAGGTAAAGTTAATTCTCGAAAGGTGCCTTCATGGTATCAAATTAGGAGTAGTAATGCCATCATATGATATGCGTAATAAAGAGACAGGTGAAATTGTCGAACATAGAATGAGTTATAAGGTAGTAGATAAATTCTTAGAAGATAATCCTCATCTGGAACATTATCATACCGCTAAAAATCTTCCAATTATGTCTGATGGTGCTCGTATGAGTGTACCTGGTATTGGACAACCTCATGCGGCATTTGAACGTGGGGTTATTCAGAGAATGAAAGAAACTATTCCAGGCAATACTATGTCTGGACATAAAACCAAACTTCCCAGAGAATGGTAATCTTTAAAACATATTTTATTCATAATAAAAAGAGGTGTTATTAATGGTGACAAGAGCATCAAAGTCCAAAAAAACTCCCATAGAAGAAGTATCATTCAAACAACAATTTGATACAACTACAAAAGAAAATAATTATGAGGATAAGTATCAATCTCAAAGTAAATCAAGTAATCATTTAAAGATTCGTATTGATGATTTAAAAACATTCGACCCACTTACAGAAAACCAAAAGATTTTCTTTGATTCTTATAGGCGTGGTGACTATTTTGTAGCATTACATGGTGTGGCAGGTACAGGTAAAACATTTTGTGCTTTATATAAGGCTTTAGAGGAAGTTTTAGACAAGAGTAATCCTTTTAAGAAGATTATTATTGTAAGGTCAGCAGTACAGTCTAGAGAGATTGGACATTTACCGGGTGATGTAAATGAAAAGATGGAAATATTTCAGCAACCATATGTTCAGATTTGTGACACATTATTTGGTCGTAAAGATGCATATCAAAGATTAAGTGAACAAGGTTACATTGAATTTATTTCTACATCTTTTATTCGTGGTATGAGTTTTGATGATGCAATCATTATTGTAGATGAAATGCAGAATCTTAACTTTGAAGAAATTGATACAGTAATGACCCGTGTAGGTTATCGTTCCAAAATTATTTGGTGTGGTGATTATAGACAAACTGATTTGAATAAACGTAAAAATGATATGACTGGTATTCTTAAATTCTTTGATATTGCTATACACATGGGTGCCTTCACTAGAATTGAATTTACTGCCGAAGATATTGTTAGGAGCAGTCTTGTGAAGGACTACATATTAGCTAAGATGAGATATGAGGATAACGAAAAATAATAATGTTTAACTATTGCCCACCAATTCAACTGCCAGATATAAAATCAACAACCTTTCCTGATGGGAAAAGGTACTATACACTCCCTGATGGTACTCGTTTACCTTCTGTTACAACTGTAATTGGTGCTCAGAAGAAACAGTCGATCATGGAATGGCGTCAACGGGTTGGTGAGGCAAAAGCTAATGAAATCTCCCGTAAAGCAACAGGCCGTGGCACCAATGTTCATACAATCTGTGAGAATTATCTAAATAATAAATCAGATTTTATGAAAGGTATCATGCCTGATGCTGTAGAGTTCTTTCTAAGTATCAAACCATATCTTAATAAAATCAATAACATACACTATCAAGAAGCTGCACTTTGGTCAACTAAATTACAAATGGCAGGTCGTGTGGATTGTATTGGTGAATATGAAGGTGAACTATCCGTTATTGATTTTAAAACTGCAAGTCGAACGAAAACCAGAGATCAAATCTTAGATTACTTTTGGCAAACTACCGCATACGCTTTGATGTATGGGGAATTGGTAGGTGTTCCTATAAATAAATTGGTTATTATTATGGCGGTAGAAGATAAAGAACCTTTAATCTTCATTGAAAAGACTGAGGATCATATTCAAGGTCTGGTAGATGCTATTAAATTTTATAGAGAACAGGCTTGACATTGTATGTTTTTATAGTGTATAATGTAAGTTATGGTTGTATGAAGTAAAGAGAAAAGTGTTGATTTTGGAATTATTATGAATTTAAATAAAAAACAAATTATAGATGAAAAAGGTCAAATCAGAACAACCAATTTTTGGAATATTGAAATAGATTATAATAATATTACAGAATTAGAAGAACTAAGAAAAATTATAAGTGGACAGATTCAAAGTATAAAAAGTAAATTTAATGGATTGAAAAACTTAAAAAAAGAAAGATTTGAATCTTGTATAGACATTTACAATACTGACATTTCTCATCTTTATTCTGAAATAAAATTAGACGAAAAACCAATCTACTATGTTTATGCACACTGTATGTCAAATAAAATTGCAGCGAAAAAAGATGGAATAACTACGTGGGCTGCAACTATAGGATTTACTCACATACCATTCTATATTGGAAAAGGTACAGGTAGAAGAGCATTTGATTTAAATCGTAACGAAACTCACAAAAAAGTTAGAGAAAAATTAAAAATTTTTGATAAAAATATAGAAGTTAAAATAATAAAAGAAAATTTAACTGAAATGGAAGCATTATGTTTAGAATCAAAATTTATTGATATTTTTGGTTTGATGGGTAAAAGTGGTAGACTGGTAAATTTAGATGAAGGTTTAAAATCTAAAGAAAGACAGATGTTATACCGAGATAGTTTAATTAAATTAAATAGTTTTTATGAGAATTCGTTGAAGGTATAGTAGTGACGGACAGGACGGGAGGTGACTGCTCCCCAGGTCCACCATAAAGTATATTGACCCGATAAGACACTCTAAAGTCTGAACTGGGAAAACTGTATATTAATATACTTTATAATGGGCCTGAATAATGTCGAATCGACTGACGGAACAATGATACTGGAGAATCGTGAAGCACTCACGTAAAATAGCGCAAAAAACGTAAATGCAAATGACGAAAGTTTTGCTTTAGCAGCCTAAACACTGCTTAGGGTATTCGGTTGGTTTCCCTCGTAACAGAATTAACCAACCATTTCACACACAGCAGTTATACACACTAAGGAGAAGTAAAATGAGTTTAAATCCATATGAAGTACGTTTAGAAGTTTTGAAGATGGCCGCAGGAATGCTTAATGATGAATATTATGGTAAACGACAGGTAATTGATGAAAATTTTCATACACAGGTTGCCACCGCTAGGGAAAATAATACTACACCACCAGATCATCCTGGATTTCCCGATTTTCCAACAGAAGAAAAGATTCTAGAAAAAGCAAACAAACTTTATAAGTTTATTTCAGAATCGAAGTAATGCAATAGGTTCGATGGGTTCCATAATACCCATCACCTTATTAACAACAGGATATATAATGCCTAGTCGTGAAGAAATTAAAGATTTTAGTTTGATGATTGAACATCTTTCTATAGAGAAAAAAATGGGACTGATGGATGCAATCTGTCATTATTGTAAAGAAAGTGGGTTGGAAGTTGAAGTATCCGCCACTCTCATTTCACCCGTATTGAAATCTAAAATCCGTGAAGAAGCAGAATCACTTAACCTAATTAAAAAGACTAGCAAGTTACCAATATGACAGAAAATACTGGCTTCTCTGCGTTTGCCATGTATAATTCTTTTAAGTTACATTTCACTTCCACATCCTATGATTATTTTAAGTATCATGGGAAAACAAATGTAACCAAAGAGAATTTCATGCGCCGCAAGGACCGATATTCTTTCTATAAGTTATCAAGAAAATATTCTATAGATGAATTGAAAGAGTATTTGGTTGCAAACTTTGTTTATGGTAC